TTTATTAGAACTTTATCTAACGATGTTACTACAGAAGGAACAGAATCTTTTAGAATACAATTGAGAAGAACATCCAATACAGGAACAATTGTAGCAAATAGTGCAGTAGTTACAATATCGGATACTTCAATAACTCCGCCAGTAACAGGACAAGTTTTGTTTGCTCCCGCATCTTCTTTTCCAAAAACTTCAGGAACTTCAGAATATGGATATACTAATTCTGGAACATGGACTGTTCCATCTGGAGTTACTAGAATATCTGTGGTCTGTATAGGCGGTGGAGGCGGCGGTAGTAATTCGGGAACATTCACCAATCCATCTGGAGGTGGAGGTGGAGGATTATCTTATAGAAATAATTTTACGGTAACGCCGGGAGAAACATTATATTTTACCCATGGCGCTGGAGGTCAAGGAGCTACTCTAGTAGGATCTTGTGCTACTTTATGGAGAGGTTCACCTTTTCAAGCAGGATCAACTTTAATTTGTGGCGCTTATGGTGGATATGGCCGAAGCGCAGAGGGTGATGATGGTATACCTAATGCAATCGGTGGAAATGGAGGAGCAAGATTAACACATAATTCAAGTATTCCAGCTTCACCTAATATAGTTAGTGGTAGTGGTGCTGTGTCTGGGTCGGATGGTGGCGGCCAAGGCGGCCGAGGAGGAACTGCAACAGGAAATACAAGAGCTGCCGGTGGCGGCGGTGCTGCTGGATATGCCGGCACTGGTGGCAACGGAGGTTCTTCGGGTGATGGTTTAAACGGAGCAGGCGGCGGTGGAGGCGGCGGAGGATCAGGAACTTCAAGTGCTGGTGGTGGAGGAGGAACTTTACCTACAGGACAAAGTTCAAATGGTACAGGAGGAACAGGAGGAACTACCGGCGGCAATGGCGGTGGAGGAACTACTATCTATAATTTTGCTCAAAGAGGTAGAGCTTATGGCGGCGGCGGCGGTGGAATAGTTGGATCCTACTCTAATACATTTCAAAATGGTGTTGGCGAAATGGGGTGTCTCAGAATCATTTGGCCAGGTGATACGAGACAGTTCCCTTCTACAAGAACCACTGACGAATAAATAAACACTTTAAAGGAAATAAAAATGGAAACATTAGTAGAGATGATGAAAAAAGTATTAGCAGATACTTTTGCTATGTACTTAAAATCACACAACTATCATTGGAATGTAGAAGGTTCTAACTTCCCACAATATCATGATTTTTTTGGTAATTTATATCAAGAACTTCATGGTGCAGTAGATCCTATTGCGGAACAAATTCGTGCATTAGATGCTTATGCGCCAGGTTCTTTTAGTAGATTTATGGAATTAACAGACATTCAAGATGAAATGAATGTTCCTCTTGGTACAGACATGGCAAGAAAATTGATGACGGATAATCAAATGGTATTAAATAGTTTGAATATGGCTTTAAAATTGGCTGAACAGTTTGATCAACAAGGTCTAATGGACTTTCTTGCAGGTAGAATCGACACTCACAACAAACACGCTTGGATGTTACGTAGTATCTCTAAGTAATGAATGACGGTTATCTTGGTAATGAACGCTTAAAGAAAGTTGGCGTTGAACTCACATACACTGAAGAACAAGCTGTTGAAATTGTTAAGTGTATGGAAGACCCCGTTTATTTCATTAGAACATATGTTAAGATTGTCAACGTAGACCGTGGTTTAGTTCCTTTTGATATGTGGCCATTTCAAGAAGAAATGGTTAAGTCTTTTCATAACAATCGATTTTCAATTGCAAAAATGCCTCGACAGGTTGGTAAAACAACCACAACGGTTGGTTATATGTTGTGGTGTGTTTTATTTCAAGAAGAATATTCAATTGCAATCTTGGCCAATAAAGGTCAACTAGCACAAGAAATTCTTTCGAGAATACAGAAGGCCTATGAGTATTTACCTATTTGGTTGCAACAAGGTATTATAGTTTGGAATAAAAGAAATATTGAACTTGAAAATGGTTCTAAAATTTATGCTTATGCAACCTCAGCAGCTGGTGTTCGAGGTGGTTCGTATAATTTAATTTTCTTAGATGAATTTGCTTTCGTTCAACATAATATGGCACTTGATTTCTTCCAGTCAACGTATCCTGTTATTTCTTCTGGACAAACATCAAAGGTAATTATTGTTTCTACTCCAAATGGATTGAATCTGTTCTACAAAATGTGGACAGATGCAATTGAAAATCGTTCGACTTATGTTCCGGTTGAAGTTCATTGGTCTATGGTACCAGGTAGAGATCAAAAGTGGAAAGAAGAAACGATACGCAATACCTCTGAAGAACAATTTAGAGTCGAGTTTGAAACTGAGTTTATTGGTTCTTCCGCAACACTGGTTTCCGGTGTAAAATTAAGATCGTTGGCTTTCTTCAATCCAATACACTCAGAAGAAGGTCTGGACATTTATGAACAACCACAGAAAGATCGATTGTATATTTGTACAGTAGATTGTTCTGAGGGTGTTGACAGAGATTATTCGACAATTAATGTAATAGATGTTTCTCAGGTACCTTACAGACAGGTTGCCAAATATAGAAACAATAAGTTACCATTATTGTTTTTTCCAACAATAATTTATTCTTTGGCAAACAAATATAATGAAGCCTTCGTATTGATTGAAACAAATAATGTGGGTCAACAAGTTGTGGACATTTTACATTATGATCTAGAATACGAAAACGTCTATAAGATTGACCACCATCATATTAAAGGTCAGACGATTTCTGGTGGATTTAAACGATCTGCAAACTTTGGTGTTAAAACTACCAAAACTGTTAAAAAAATTGGTTGTGCCAACTTGAAAACGTTGGTAGAAAATGATAAATTAATCATTAATGACTTTGATACAATTGCAGAATTAAATACTTTTGTACGTCAGAAAGATAGTTATGCAGCCGAAGAAGGTAATAATGATGATTTGGTCATGGGTCTTGTATTGTTTTCGTGGTTATCTGCACAATCGTATTTCAAAGAAGCCACAAATATAGATATAAGGAAGGTTCTTTTAGAAGAAAATGACATGTTAGGTGACGAACAATTGACGCCTTTTGGTATCATAGATGATGGTAGAGAAGAACCTATCGTAGATTCATCTGGAGACCATTGGTCGACTAGAGGTTATACACCTTCAACTTTCTAAAAACATAAATAGACAATAAAAGAATTTATTCAGCCTGAAAAAAGGAGATTTAAAAATGGCTTTTCAACTATCACCAGGTGTGAATGTCTCAGAAGTTGATTTAACAACTGTCGTACCTTCTGTGGCAACTACTGTTGGTGGTTTTGCCGGTAATTTCAACTGGGGACCTGTGGACGAAATCGTAACAATTAATAATGAAGTTCAACTAGTAGAGAGATTTGGTAAACCAAACAGTAATACATACACCTCTTTCTTCACCGCAGCAAACTTTTTATCGTATGCAAATGACATTCGTGTGGTTCGTTCAGTAGGATCAACCGCAAATAATGCTACAGTGGATGCAGCAGGTATTTCCATCAAAAATAAAACAGATTATGAAGAACAGTTTCCTATTGCGGAAAATGTATTCGATGCAGGAAGTTACCCTAGAGTTTTTGCTGCCAAATATCCAGGCGCATTAGGTAATGCCTTAAGAGTTTCTATGTGTGATGCAAATACAACTATACTTTCTACCTGGACATATAGAGATGAATTTAGTGCAAATGCATCAAACTCAGCTTTTGCTGTTACAAAAGGTATTAGTAAAGATGAAATTCATATTGTTGTTGTAGATAGAACAGGAGCAATTTCTGGAACAGAAGGAACAGTTTTAGAAAAATTTGGTTTTGCTTCCAAATTAAAAGATGCCAAAAATGAAGATGGAACTTCAAACTATTATGTTGATGTTTTAAACAGTAGATCAAAGTATATTTGGTGGCTAAGCCATCCAATAGTAACTACAAATTGGGGTAGAACTTCTTCTAATTTGTTAGATGATTCAAATTTTATTAGTGCTAATAAACAGTTGGATGCACTTACATCCACAACATTTGATTTGTCTGGAGGAACAGACGTAGAACCAACTGCTGGAAATAGAAATTCTTCATATGACCTTTTTGATAACCCAGATTCAGTTGATGTTTCATTATTAATGACCGGAGAAACTGTTGGTGATACAATACCAGACCATTTAATTTCAATGGCAGAAAATAGAAAAGATGTTTTGGTTTTCATATCTCCCGAACAATCAGATTGTGTAAATAATTCAGGTAGTGAGGTTACTGATATAAGAACTTTAAGGGATACTATAACGTCATCTTCTTTTGCTGTTATGGATTCTGGATGGAAATATCAGTACGATAAGTATAATGACGTTTATCGTTGGATTCCTTTAAATGGAGATGTTGCTGGACTATGTGCTAGAACTGATATCGAAAGAGATCCTTGGTTCTCACCAGCAGGATTTAACAGAGGTCAAATTAAGAACGTTGTTAAACTTGCTTGGAATCCAACCAAAGCTGAAAGGGACAGTTTATATAAAATGGGTATCAACCCAGTAGTTACATTCCCTGGTGAAGGCACCGTATTATATGGTGATAAGACCTTATTGTCAAGACCTTCTGCATTTGATCGTATCAATGTTCGCCGCCTATTCATTGTTTTAGAGAAAGCGATTGCGAGAGCATCTCGTTCATCGTTGTTTGAATTTAACGATGAATTTACAAGAGCTCAATTTGTAAATCTTGTAGAACCATTCTTACGTGATGTACAAGGTCGCCGTGGTATTTACGACTACCGTGTTGTATGTGATACTACAAATAATACACCAGAAGTTATTGATCGTAACGAGTTTGTTGGTGATATCTATATTAAACCTGCACGTTCAATCAACTTTATTCAACTTAACTTTGTTGCTGTACGCACAGGCGTATCGTTCAATGAAGTCGTTGGATCGTTTTAATAAATAGAGAGATAGGAGAATAATTAAATGGCTTTCAACATTAACGAATTCCGCTCTCAAATGCAAGGAGACGGCGCACGCCCAAATTTATTTGAGGTTAGCATGCCGTTCCCTTCGTTTTCATTGCCAGGAAACGCACAAACAAAATTAACATTCATGTGTAAAACTGCACAATTACCAGGGTCAACTCTTGGTATTGTGCCTGTTCAATATTTTGG